AGGTAGGATATATAAAAACAGATAAAGTCTGCAAGGCTAAGTCTGTTCGGAAGGGTGAGGTAATAGATAATTACATCATCAAGGATATTTCTATTCTTATTGACGGGTATATGTCCCGGCTTAATCGTGAAGATATACAATGTTGGGATATCAGAAAGATACTGGACTTCTTGAGGAGGGATTCTAGCGCACCTTCTTTTTCTGAATTTTGTGAGGGGTTTACCTCTAAGATGGATAACGAGGGAAGAGAATCCACGTCGATAAATTATAAGCTTGCGTTAAGGCGCTTGGAGGAATATATGGGGAAAGACGACATTCTTTTCTCTGATCTTACATCGTCTATATTCAAGGAGTGGATAGATTCGATGAAAGATAGCTTGTACAAGAAACACGGCTATCCGAAGCGGATCAAGACAATGTTTATGGCTGGATGCGAGCGGTATAATAATTATGATACCGGCGAGATGCTTATACGGAATAACCCGTTTAGGGGAGTGAGGGTACCTAGACCTACAGTTCCAGAGAAAAGGGCATTGGACATTAGAACCGTTCGAGATTTTTTTGCGGTATCCGCGGAGTATGGATCAAGAGCTGATCGTGCTAGGGATGTGTGCGAGATCGTTTTTTGTCTTGCCGGAATTAACACCGCTGACCTGTATTATATGGAAAAAGAGAACCTTAGAGACGGAAAGATGTGTTACTGCAGACGTAAGACTACTAATAGGAGGGATGACAAGGCGTATATAGAGATAGCCGTACCAGATAGGCTATCTCATTTGCTTGAGAAATATGCTGGAGAAAAAAGGCTGTTTAACTTCTGTGAGACTTATGGATCAAGTAAGAATTTCAATAAATGTATAAACGAGGGAATAAGTGATATAACAAGAAAAAACGACCTTCCTCATATTTCTGTCTATTCGTTTCGGCATAGTTGGGCTACATTCGCTCAAAACGATTTCGATGCAAGTTTGGATTTAGTAGGCTTTTGCCTTAACCATGCTTCTTCCCATAGGGTGACATCTGGGTATGTTAAGACCGATTTTAGCGTTATCGACCGCTTGAATGCCAAGATACTTGATTATGTATTTGAAGAAAAAAACGAAAAAAAGATGGAAATAATTTGCGGATTAAAAAAATGACTCTATCTTTGCCGTTGAAATAGCGAGTTGGATTTTAGACGAAAGTTTGAGATCCAACTTTTTGTGTTTATATGTGTTTGGTCTCTTATTTCTGTAAACTTCCATAAAACAAAGACTTACCGGGTGCCTTCAAAAAAACAGGCACTATGACGATTTCTATTTCTAAAACAGCGCTGCTATCAAGATTGCAGCTTTTGGCGAAGATCATACCCGCCAAATCATCCACGGCGATCCTTTGTCATTTCTTGTTTAAGACGAGGGAAGGCCGGTTATTCATCACCGGATCGAATAGCGAGGGCCGGATAACCACCAGCCTTGAGTGCATCTTCGACGAGGAGATATCTATTTGTGTCCCGACTTCCTTATTAGAAGGACTGAGGAACCTGCCCGAGCAACCAATTGATATAATCATCAACAAGGATACCCGTGAGATAAGGATCAAGTACCATGGTGGAAAGTTCGAGGTGGTGGGTTATGACCCATCTACCTATCCGGGAAAAAGATCGATCGAGGTCTTGGACTCTGTGTCATTAAGCGCGGAGGATTTATTCAATGGGATATCCAAGGTCATAAATTTGGCCGGGAATGATGATATCCGTCCGGTCCTAAGCTCTGTCTTTATTGAGACGGAACCGGAGACCGTATGCTTTGTCGGTGCGGACGGGCATGGCATGGGATTCTTGAGAAAGGGCAATGATAGACAGGTTGGCAAGATCTCAGTTATAATCAGCCGTCCTATAGCCTCGGTATTGAAGGCGATACTTCCGGCTTCCTCCGATAACATGGAAATGAGGGTCGGTGCGGATTGGTCCGATGTCATACTCAATGACTATGAGATATCGTTCCGGAATGTGGAGGGGAGATATCCTAATTGGAAAGCTGTGGTACCCAAGGCGAATAAGCTGGAACTGCTTGTTGACACCGGACAACTGATCGGGGCTATTAAAAGGACATCGGTGTTCTCCAATAAGGCCTCATGCCTTATCGTCTTGAGGATCATTCGTGATAAGTTGACCGTATTCGCCCAAGACATAGATTTCTCGACTTCCGCGGAGGAAACGTTGGAGGTCGATTTTAACGGGAATGAGTTCTCGATCGGGATTAATGGATCGTTGCTTCTTGAGATACTCTCATGTATCGATGACGGGCGTACGAGGCTTTCCTTTAGCGAGCCTAGCCGCGCTATCTTGATAACTCCGGAGAACCAATCTGGGAACGAGGAACTTACCTATTTATTAATGCCCATGACAATCCCGTAAGTTATGAAAGAGTTCAAAGATACAATCCAGAAATATTTACAGGAGAGGGCGGCGGAAGATCTTCTGTTTGCCCCGAGACTTGCCAATCCTAAAAAGAGTATAGACGAGTGTTGTCGTTATATCTTGGGAGAGGCCCGTAAGCGTGGAACCTCTGTCGTGATGAGTGATACGGAGGTTTTTGGCATGGCCGTACATTATTATGATGAAGAGAATATCGAGGTCGGAAAAGTTCCTGTCGGTAGCTCCGTTTCTTCTTCCCATAAAGTAGAACTTACGGAGGAAGAAAAGAACGCTGCCCGTCAGGCGGCCATCAAAAGGTTGACCGAAGAGCAATACCGATCGCTTAAAAAGAGGCCGGCCAAGAAGAAGGTTGATGAGAGTGTCCAACAAATGAGCCTGTTTTGATATGAAGCCGAGAACGAGATTGGAAAAGTTGGTGGCGGGATTGAGCGAAAAGCTTCCCGCCATCACAAAGGCGCAGGAGGAATGGGCCAAGGAACACGTGTTCGACCATGTAGCTTACAAATGTAAGAATGAGTTGTGGTGCTCTGAATGTGGCGAGATATGGGTTAATACGGGTAATAGTAAATTGGGTGACAAGACCGAATGCCCTTATTGCTACCATCAATTAGATGTAAAGGTCAGCAGAAAGCAGAAGAACCATGAGGAGGCGTATATGTCCATCCTGCAAGTGAGAGGCGGGTTTCAGGTAATCCGGCATATACTATGTTGGAAAAACGCCCGTAAGGGAACTTCCCCGGTGTATTATGATTTTACTGAAGTTGTTCAAGAATGGATTCGTGAAGACGGAAAGCGTACGATCATAGCCCGTCCAATAAATATGGGACGTAACGGATTTGCGTATAGTTCCCCTCTTAGTATCAAGGGTGAATATGGAAGTAACCCATATAATTATTACGGTGATTTATATGCGATATTTGGAGAGCTTTATCCAAGGAAAGAATTACTTCCGGAATTGAAAAAACGGGGACTGAATCGACTGTTCCCGGATGTAACCCCGTCTAAGTTGATACGTGACCTTTTGAAAGGAGGTAATGACGCGGAACTATGCCTCAAGACCGGGCAAATATCCATGCTGAAGCACATGTATAGAAACGGCTTTTCCCAGCTTCGTTATAAGCCATCATTCAATATCTGCAACCGTAACCATTATATTATCAAGGATGCGTCCCTTTGGGAAGACTATATGTCTTTATTGGCTTATTTCGGTAAAGACTTGCGTAATGCCCATTATGTATGTCCTAAGAACTTGAAGGTCGCGCACGATAGGCTCTTGGCAAAGAAAGATGCCCGTGAAGCTAAGTTGAGACAGGATAGGGATCGTATGGAAGCTATCCGTAGGCGTGAAAAGCTCATGAAGGATATAGCCGGCTTCTACGAGCGGATGGAAAAGTTTTTCGGGATGAAAATCACGGATGGCAACATAGTCATTTGCCCGTTGGAGAGTATTACCCAGTTTTATCAAGAAGGAAAGGCTATGCATCACTGCGTATATAAACTCGGATATTACAATCGGCCGGATCGCTTGATACTGTCAGCAAAGGACACCGGTGGCAAACGTATCGAGACGATAGAGGTGAATTTGAAGACGCTGAATATCGTCCAATCCCGATCCGTCTGCAATGGGGTAAGCAAGTATCACGACCAGATAGTAAAACTGGTAAAAAAGAATATGAACCTGATCCGTCAGAAAATGATTGCATAAATATAATATGACCTATATAGATTACATAAACCTTTTTTGGAAGACATCGCAGAACGTCAAATTTTCCTCGAACGAGGCGTACTTATACTTCTTCTTGTTAAGTGAGTGCAATATTCGGGGTTGGGAAAATCCGTTTGAATGTCCCAACAGGAGAATCATCCTATCGATCGGTATATCTGAACCTACCTTAATCGATTGCAGGAATAGATTACAGAGCAAAGGTTTATTGATGTTTGAGTCAGGAAAAAGGAATGAAAAATCTCCCGTTTATTACTTAAATGATTTAAGTAAACAGTTTAGTAAAACCTTTAGCAAAAGGTTTAGCAAAGACTTAAGTAAAAATCTTAGCAAAGACCCAAGCATATTATATAAGACTAAAGAATATAAGACTATAGACTTAGATAATATACCCCCCACACCCCCTAAGGGGGTTGACAAAGCAAAAGAAAAAGAGCTTTTGGAAAAGGAAAAGGCTTTGTGTGCTTTGGAAGAAGAGTTGAAGAAACGAGAGGCGGAACTGGATGCACAATCGGACAAACCACCATCCAAACCAAAAAAGCGTCCTAATCCGTTGAACTCGGAAGCAAGGAAACTTTTTGAGGAACACTATCAGGCTATTTTTTCGTCCAGCTATTATTGGAGCGCAAAAGATGCGGGAAATATGTCTTCTTTGCTCAAGAAATTGAAATTTCAACGGGAGAAGAAGAGTTTACCGACTGACGATCAAGGCGTATTAAACGCTTTGAAGTACTTGTTGGATTCAATCACTGACGGATGGATACTGGAAAACTTTAGTGTGACGAATATTAATTCAAAATTTAATGAAATTGTATCACAAGCAATAGCAAAGAAAAATGGACAAACAACAAGCAATACAGCTTTTGGCCAGCATAGACCCGACAACCGGCGTGCTTCCTCCGGAACTGATGCCGAGAACAAAAGACGCGAGCGTGAGCATCTTGGGAACCTTGCCGATGCCATATTACAACAGTCTGCATCCGAAAACAGTAAATGATGTGTTCGATAGTCCTTCGTGTTCTATCGCCGTGATAAATAAAAAGTTCGGAGAGCAGCATTTGCGTGCATTCATGGTTAAAGTGTTGAATGATCTGTTAGACTTTTTCAATGTCGGCAAAACGATGGGAGCCGTTCAGGTTGCGTCTACGGCAGACTTGATTATTGAGGAGTTTTATTTTCTGAAGCCAGATGATTTCAAGCTATGTTTTACTCGGGCGAAGAAAGGGTATTACGGTAAGGTCTTTGACCGGATCGACGGGCAGGTCATCTTTGAGTGGTTAAATCAATATACCAATGACCGAATGACAACGGCCAGCGATACGAGTATCCAAGAGGCAGAGCGGTTTAATGCCACTCTTGACTTGAATCTTGACACTAAGGATAGCTTTCTCCTTCTTCGTAATCCGAAAAAAGAATACGATGCAGAGTATAAACGTTATCTTAATAAACATCTGGTTCAAAGATAATTGAGGAGGCCAGAAGATGGCACTTTCAAACACGGCCACGCCGATTTATTATGGCCGGTTTCGAGAGGCCGTGATTCGGGGTGAAATTCCGGTATGCCGAGAAGTCTCCATGGAGATGAACCGGATTGATGACCTGATTGCAAACCCAGGCATCTACTATGATGACAAAGCAGTGGAAGGTTTTGTCAAGTTCTGCGAGAATGAACTGACCCTTACTGACGGCGGAGACCTGAAACTGCTGGATTCCTTCAAGCTTTGGGCAGAAGAGATATTTGGCTGGTACTACTTTGTGGACCGCAGTATCTATGTGCCCAATCCCGGAGGACATGGCGGTCACTATGAGCGAAAGCGTATCAAGAAACGGCTTATCACGAAGCAGTATCTTAT